TTCATAGTTCGTTTGTTGCGGTAATTATAGTGGATACCGTAATACGAGGCAAGCGAAATATAACGCCTTTACGATTATTTTTCGTTACGTCGTCACTATGATATAACGAATGTTTATTGATTCTTGATTTTGCGTGTGGGCTTGTCAGTGTGAAGTATGACGACGACGATTAACTTCCGCGCTCCCGCCGAGACGGTTGCTCAACTGGAGGCGGCAGCTACGGCTACAGGGCGCGACAAATCGGAAATCCTCCGTCTATGCTGCTCCATCGCCTTGCCCTACTTACTCGCGGGCGGAGATCCAGGCGGCGCGTGCGTGATGCCTGTGGATCTTTGCGTACATGTCCGCGCATTGGCTTATCAGGCTGCACGTATTAGCCAGCCTCTAGCGGGCATCCTCGGCGAGCTAGAGCAATCCATTCGCTCTCAGGTGGACGATACCGGCTCTCTCTCCAGACCGGCAACGATACGCTCCCAAACGGATTCGGCCATGGTATCGGACAGGCTCAACGCACTCGGGGAAATCGTCGATGAGCTACGCGGGCTCATGGGTACGCAAAAACGGCCCTAGGTTTCCCTAGAGCCGTCTTGACGGTTGGATGGAGCCGCTTGCATTGAGCAAGGTTCGGGCGTAGCCTCCAGGCGAGATGACACCCCAACCTAATGCCGTGCCAGCGTGCGAGACTCCCCGAGTGTGGTTGTCATCTCAATCGCACGTTGCGCACGGCACCAGGTTCTCATGACACTCCCAAAACTTCCCTGGAGCACTCTCATCCAGGCCGCAACCCTCGCTTCTCTTGCATCGTGCGCTTTCGCGTTGTCGTATCACGGCCTCCTCTCATACGCTGAGACGTTGCGACTCTCACCGCCATGGTTGCTCCCCGTGGTGATTGATCTAGGCGCGCTAGGTTTCTCAATCAGCGCATATATCAGCGCAACGCAAAAGCGCGATGCGAAATTATCACGCTCCCTCGTCTGGGCGTGTCTTGGCGTGTCAGTGGTGTTTCAGTTGCATCAATCGGTGATAGATCAGTCTCTCGCGATCTCTCTCACGTCTCCCGGAATGTATGTCATGGCAATGGGCCATGCAGTTGCACCTATCCTGCTAGTTCTCAATCTGGAGGTGTTGCTCGGTGCGATGCTTGAGACACATCGCGAGACTGTCAAGGCCGTGAGAAAACGAGAGACGATGATACGTGTCAACAATCAGCGCAAACCGCTGAAGATAAGCGAGAAAGACCTTGCTGATAAACTCTCTCACACGACGAGCAAAAAGGAAGCTGCAAAGGCTCTAGGCGTGTCAGTTGCGACGGTTTATAGAGCTATGCGTCGCGCATCATAGATCGTCTCATGCAACATAGTTGCAAACGTAGCTGATAGCGGTATGATAGCGCCACTATGTCCAATGATAGCGCGAGGCTATTTGTGCGTTACAGACTAGATGAAGGGTTAACAATGCCTGAGGCATTTGCGCGGGCTCAAGGCCGGGCTGTCAAACAGTCCGACCGCGCAAACGCTTCGCGGGCCTGGAGGCGTCCAGAGGTGCAAGCGCAGGTTGCAACGTATCAAGCGCAGGTTGGCGTGAGAGAGCCAAAGCACGTCACGTTCGAAGTCAACCAAGACGGCGGCATGGTGCGGCTTGAAAGTCGCAATGAATCACTCGCCCATCTGTTGCACCTAGCGAAGAACTCGCAGGATGAGAAAGTGCAGCTTGCAGCGCGAGTGCATTACATGCGTTGCTTGGGTCAAGATGAACCGGAGAAAAGCACGTCTGAGAATCTTGGCTCGATGCTTGCCAAGATGATAATGCAAAAGAGTTGCAATAATGGCCAAACGGTGCTCGGTGCATGAATGGCCGTTTCTTCGACGACTTCAGTAGTAGAGGTTACCCTCACATCAAATCAGCAAGCGGTAGCCGTCCCGTTTGTCTTCTACAACTCTAGCGAGCTAGTCGTTAAAGCGGAGGGAGTGCTCCAAGTAGAGGGCACGGACTACACGGTTACGGGCGGGAGCGGATCGACAGGAACCGTTACCATGACGGCGGGCGGGCCTGTAGATGGGGATGACGTTATCATCTATCGGGAGATTCCCAACACTCATACCAGCACGTATAGCGCGGCTGGACCGATGAGCGGGACGGACATTACTCGCGACCTCGACAGGATTTATTACATTCTCCAGCAACTCCGCCGAGATCTCGGGCTTTCGCTACGGTTGGCCGTGGGCGAGGCGGAACAGGATGAGATTACCCTTTCCGCGAGTCCTCAGATTTTCGGGCATGACGGGGATGGGGTGTTGACCGGGCTAAGTGTCTCGGATGTTGTGACGCTCCTCAACCTCCCGGAGACGGTTGTGGATCGGCCTTTGAAAGTATGGGCTGATACGGCGGCGAAGGCGGCGGCAACCCCTGACTACATCGGGCAAATCGGAATCCAGGTTGACGCTATCGGAAGCGCGGCATTGACCGGCGTTTACATCGGGACGGCATTGACTGCGGGTAGCTGGACGGCGGTAAGCGCTCCGGCTGCAACGCTCGCGGCTGATTCGGTGACGACTGCTAAAATCCTAGACGCTAACGTCACTGCGGCCAAGCTCGCAACGGGGGCGGTTACGACGGCCAAAATAGCGGCGGGTGCGGTAACGGCTACGGAGATTGGCGCTGGTGCTGTAACTACTGCAAAGATTGCGGCTGGTGCTGTCACCGCTACTGAGCTAGGGACCGGCGCAGTCACGACGGCGAAGATTGCGGCGAGTGCGGTAACGGCTACGGAATTGGCGTCTAATGCGGTTACGACGGCAAAGATTCTCGATTCAAACGTCACGACGGCAAAGGTTGCGGACTCTGCCATTACCAACGTTAAGCTGGCGGGAAGCATAGACCCAACGAAGATTCTCAACGCTCCGTATCTCCTCAAGGGGCGGACCTACCTAACCTCCGGCACGGGGGCGACGTTCACGCCGGGGGCGAATGTTAGGGCGCTCGAAGTCCAAGTCTTCGGTGCCGGTGGCGGCGGTGGTGGTGCGCTTGGGACGGTTTCTGAGGCTGCGGTCGGCGGTGGCGGCGGTGGTGGTGGTTATGCAATCAAGCTATACACTAGCGTTGCTCAAACATTCACCTATACGGTAGGGGCTGGCGGGACTGCCGGGGCTGATACAGGCGCGACGGGCGGCACGGGTGGGACTACCTCATTTGTCGCGAGTGTCACTGGCACGATGCAAGCTACGGGCGGGGCGGGTGGGGTTGGGGATAACTCCGGGACAGGCTTAAAGCTCAACCTTGGCGGGGCTGGTGGTGTTGGTAGCGGTGGGGATCTGAACCTCCCCGGCAGTATGGGAGATTCCGGGCACCGATCAGGCGGGGAAGTGCGATTTGTCGGCAATGGTGGTTGCGCCCCATACATGGGCGGAGGGGTTGGCGGCGGATCTATTTCCGGCACTTCCGGTCAGGGGGCGGCGGGGACTGCGGGAGGGAACTACGGGGCTGGTGGGTCCGGCGCTTATACCCAAAACTCCGCGACAGACCGGGCGGGTGGCGTGGGTGCTGGCGGCTTAATCATCGTAACCGAATACTATTGATATGATTGACGCAATCATCGGCCTTCTCTTTCTTTCCATCGGAATGCTAGTCCTGGGGGTTATCGCCTCTCAGGCTCGCAAACTTCTTCACATCAAAGTCAAACCAACCGACAAAAAATGAGCATTAGCGTGAATCCTAAAATGGGGGTGTTGTTCACCCTGTTTCGCCTCATCCCCGATACGGTCAAGGATGACCTATTCGACCTCGCCGAAAAAGCGATTGCGGAGGAGCATTTCAAGACCAAGAAACCGGCGCTGAAAATCGGCTTGGGAGTGTTGCTTGTCGTTCGCGGATTGCTGGGCATCCCGGATGATGACGCAGACCAATTGCAACCCGTGTGATGAGCGACGAGAGTTCCGCCTTTCTCGATAGGCTAGAGCGCAGGATGGAATCCGGTTTCTCGGAAATTCATTCGGCGTTCGCGAAGTTGCTTGACCGGATGGATTCCGACAAGCGGCTCTCTGACGCTAGGTTTGGGGAGTTGGAGAGGCGGCAAGCGGCAAGTGGGCGTCCTAGCTGGGAGGCTATGGCGGTGGGGTTGACGCTTCTCGTTTCCGTGGTGGGCGCGGCGGTTTCCTGGGTGGTGGGGCAGACAGACCGGAAAGCGGCAGAGGAGAAAGTCGGCTATCTGGAAAGCCGGATCGAAACGCTTCTGCGGGAGGAAGCGGAGCACAACGAGACGGAGAAGCGGTTGACGGTGCTTGAAACCAAACTCGGGCTAATCGTTGCAATGCGCCCATGAGAATCAAACTCATACAATTCGGACGGCATGACTACCTTGGTGGTTGGTGGTGCGAGATTTTGCGCATTGAAACGGAGAGATGGGCCTGGATTCTAGCGGATATTTCATGGTCTGATTTGTTTGGGCTGCATGTAAAAACAAACCTCGGAATGCGGTGACTCCCCACAATAGCAAACTCCCAAAGCTGATTTTGGCCGAGGCGGCTCTGTGCGGAAAAATCACGGTGGAGAGAGTCCAGACGTTAGGGAAGTCGTTCCATTCGAATCCTGAGCGGGCCAAGTGGATTCTTGTTGACCTCCGCACCAAGGGCTTGCTTCGCCGGATCGGGCCGGATGAGTATGCATTGCCGTGATTGCGGAGATTGAAAGGCTTTCCGATCTCCTGGCGGATCGCAAATGGAGACTTTCCAGCCTCTACTCGATTAGGGACCGATGGGGGCGAACGATTCCATTCCGGCCTAATCACTCGCAAACATGGTTCGAGGGGGAGCGGCACCTATTTACGCTTCTCACGAAATCCCGGCAGCATGGTTTCAGCACGTATGAAGCGATTGACACTCTCGACGAGTGTTTATTCGGCGGGGGGAATCGGTGTTGCGGTCTGATTGATAAGCGGATTGAGGACGCCAAGGGCAAGTTGGCAACGGTTGCTTTCGCGTATGAGACAATCGGGTTTTCCGTGCCAGGCTTGACTCCCGGCGAGCAAGAATCGTTGCGGGATTTGCTCCACCAAGCGTTTCCGTTAGCCTCAAAGAGCGAGCGGAAAATGGTATGGGAGAACGGTTCTTCGTTTTCGATTTCGACTTCTTTCCGTGGCGGGACGCTTCAAAGGCTATGGGTTTCGGAGTTTGGTTACATCGCGATTCATCGGCCTTTGGATGCTCAGAAAATCCTCTCTGGCGCGATCCCTGCAATTGCGGAAGGCAACCGTTGCACGTTTGAAAGCACGCATGAGGGAGGGAAATACGGGGAACATTCCCGGTTGATCGAGGAAGCAAGCAAGCGGGTGAATCATGGGCCGAAAGAGTTCAAGTTCTTGTTCATTCCATTCTGGCAAAACCCTGACAACTCAGCCAGGGGCGTTACCAGTTACGAGTTCCGGGAGGAGGAGCTAGCGGTTTTCTCGCGATGGGAAAAGCAGGGGATCAGCCTCACGCTCCAGCAGAAAGCCTTTTGGGCGAACGAGAACCGGACGCTTCCCAAGTTCTCCGTATTCCGCGAGTTTCCCGCAGTGGTGGAGGACATGTTTATGTCTCCGGTTGACGGGGCGATCTATGCTGACGTGTTGACCCGGCGCGAATTGCTGGGGCGCGTGTGCGCGTTTGACGTTTCCTCGCGTTATCCCAGCTACGTTGCCTGGGATCTCGGAGGCGCGAACACTGCAATCTGGCATGTTCAGGATTGTCCTGACGGGTTGCGATGGCTGAACTATCACCAGGGGAGCCGGGTGGATCTCTCCGAATATCTCCGCATCATAGACCATTGGCATTCCGAATGTCCCATTGTCAGGCATCTTCTCCCGCATGATGCGGCTGGCACGGAGAAGGACGGGCGGACGTTCAAGACTGAATTGATTGCGGCTGGTGCTCGCAACCTAGTGGTGGTCCCTCAATGCCGTTCCGTGTGGCAGGGTATCGGTGAGTTGTGGAGTCTGTTCGAAACATCGTGGTTCCATGAACGATTGAAGACCAAGTTCAAGATTCACGGGCGAGAAGGCAGCGCATGGGATTACCTCACTCAGTATAAGGTGGAGCAAGTGCCGGAAGGGAGCACGTTGCAACGGATGCCCAAGAAAGATCATACCTCTCACGCGGCGGATTCAGCCAGGACATTTGCAGAGGCAAAGCTACATGGGTTGCTGACCTACGCTCATACGCAATCCGGCTATCATAGAGGCAAGGTTGAAGTGATTGGGTTATAAAGAGGCTTGCGTTCTCCGTAAACGCATATAAGTTGCGTTATGGTGAATTTCACGGCTTCGGGAGGGTTTCTTTCGCAATTCGCTTCTATGCTTGGAGGTGCGCAAGCTCCCTCTGCTCCGGCGAAGAAAGCGAAGAAAAAGAAGGCAACGGATTCCCTCCCCAAATTCGAGATCCCGGAATGGATGAAGAATCCCCCAACGCTCCCCGACGTGAGCGACGCAACTTTGCCGTCAGTCCCTGTTCCTGATCCGCTCGCAAAACTCAGTGTGACCTCGGGCGAGGAAGCGCGACTACGGCGCAAACGTAAGGGCATCAAGATGGCGGTTGGCGCAGGTGAAACCGGGGGATGGATGGCATGACTTCACAAGACTGCGTTCAACTGTTCCGCGACCTGGAAACGGCTCGCTCCCCGTGGCTAGAGGCATGGCGCGAGAATGCCAGGTATTGCCAGCCAAGACGGCACTTCGACCTCTCCCATATGGGGGCGGGGGTAGCCTCTCAATCGACGCCAGACCTCGCCACGGCGGCGGAGTTGTTCGACTCGACGGGCGGTCAAGCGTTGTTCACGTTGGCAACCGGCATGTTCGCATGGACGACTCCTCGTTCTAAGCCGTGGATGCGGTTTGGGGCTCCCCCGGAATTGGAAGGGAGCGAGGTTGTCCGCACGAAGCTGGACGATTGCACGGAGAGAACGCGGCGGGCCCTTCGGATGTCCAATTTCTATACCAAGATTTTCGAACTCCAGCTTGACCGCTCTTGCTTCGGAACTGCTTGCCTCGGGCGCGTGTGGCAGGATGGGCAATTCAAGTTCACGGTAGAGAGGGATTTTGTTTGTTCGGAGGGCGGGGACGAGGAAATCGACCTCGTTATCATTCGCCGGGTTTACTCTCACCGCCAGGCCGCGAAGGTGTTTGGCTTGGACAATCTCCCGGATGCCGTCAGGAAGTGCGCGACGGACCCGAAAAAGTGGCATGAGGCGAATGAATACATTCATGCTTGCTACCCGAACGAGGAATACAACCCGGAATCCCCGCTTGCCAAACACTTCGAATTTGTCTCGACGTGGATTCACCTTGATTCCGCGAAGGAGGTAACAAGGGGCGGCTCGCACTACAACCCTTACATTGTAACGCGCTTCCTGACCTGGAGCGGCATGGACCCGAAAGCTCCTTACGGGTGGAGTCCGGCATTCATGGCCGTCCCTGACCTACGGCAACTGAACCGGCTGGAGATGCTGCAAGACGCCTTGGTTGACCTGCAAATGAATCCTCGCGTGTTGGTTCCGCATGACCTTGTTGGACGTGTGGACTACCGGCCTAAAGGGGTGACGGTTATCCCTGAAACCGGGAGCAAGCCGGAAGAATGGCTATCCGGTGCGCGTTACGATTTTGGCGTTGACCGGGCGGAGACGAAGCGCGGGCGGATTCGTGAGGCGTTCATGAATGATCTCTTCAAGGTGTTCAGCCAGCTTGACCGTCCGCAAATGACTGCGGCGGAGGTTTACGCGATCCTTGGGGAGAGGTTGGATAATGCCTCTCCCACGTTTGACCTGTATCACATTGACGTTCTCGAACCGCTCGGGAAGTGGGCGTTTGAAATGCAAGCGAGGGATGGCGTCTTCGGAGAGTTTCCCCGTGAAATGCTGGTGGAGACTCCGCAAGGCGCGACCATTCCCATTCCAGAGATTGACTTCCTCTCCCGGATCGCGATTGAAACGCAAGCGGCACAAGAGCAATCGGCTCTTCAAGCCCTTTCCCAGTTGCTCCCCTTGGCGGAATTTGACCCAGAGGTTGCGATGCAATTCAACTTGCCAGAATTCTCCCGGCGATTCTTTACGGGTGTAGGTTCGTCCAACGATCTTCTGCGCGATCCGGCGGAGATTCGGCGGATGCAAGCGGCAATGCAACGGCAGGCGATGCTGATGCAAGCACAAGAGCAAGCGGCATGACCAAGAGAAAGGCAGCGAAGCCCAAGGAAGCGGACCCGATTGCGCGGCGCGTTCGTGCGTTGCTGGCGTTCGCTCATAGCGAATACTTCGAAGAGGTAATGGCTACCCTCAAAGAGAATGCGTGGTGGAATCAAGGCGCGTTCGATGCGGCTGGCTATGATCCCTACAAAGCGGCTTGCGTTGAGGGGCGGCAGTCTCTTGTGAAGATCCTGGAAATCGAACTCAGCAAGGCGGAGAAATGGCAAAGACAAAGCGCGTAACAAAACCGAGGACCATTCCCGTTCCGGCAGAAACGGAGATTACTGTGGATGACCGGAACACGGTTGCGAAACCGGAAACAAAGGGCGTTGCCTATCACTTCTCCGTTATCCATCGCAACTGGCGAGGCGATCCCGTGAGGACTCAGGGATTTTTAGAAGCTGACTCACGCATCACGGACCAAGCCTCTTACGACTCCGTAAAGGCCGGACTCGCGGCAAGATTCAAGTGCGAGCCTGCCCATATTGTTATTGAGAATCTATCCCTACTATGAGCGAACCAACACCACTACCAACTGACGGCGCGACCAATCCCGGCGCGGCAACTCCTCCCTCTGAACCTGCTGGACCTTTCGCGGGCTGGCTTAACCCTGACGGCACGTTCAGGGAGAATCACGCGGATTCCCTCCCGGATGACATTAAGGACTATGGGGCGACTCTTAAGAATTTCCGCACCATGCCAGAAGTGGTGAAGGAGTTGCACCGTCTGACTCGGGCCATTGACGGCGCGGTGAAGGTTCCCGGCGAGAAGGCAACCAAGGAAGAGATTGCGGCATTTCGCAAGGCTATCGGCGCGGCTGAGAAACCGGAGGACTACGCGCTAGGGGAGGGGAGTGAGTCCGTCGCGAAGTGGGCGGCAGAGAATGGAGTTCCCAAGTCTGCTGTCCAGAAGCTGGCTGAGTTGCGGAAGGCGGAAGCGGAAGCTCAGACCAAGGCGGCGCAGGAAGAGGACGCGAAGACCATTGCGACGGAGCGCGAGGTTTTGGCAAAGGTATGGGGGAAGGACATGGAAAAGAATGCCAAGCAAGCCCTTGAGGCGGCGAAACTCCTTGGCGTGAACCTCGACGAGTACGCGGACGCGAAGCTGGCGCAGGCGTTCAAGCAGATTGGGGAATGGTTTCAGTCTGATCCCGGCATGTTGAAGGGCAAGGGCATTCCTGACGGGTTGTTCTCGATGGTGGCTCCCAACCCGCGCTCGCAAGCCATTGACATCATCCAGAATCCCCAAAACCCGGATTATGCCCGGTATCACTCGGGCGAAAGGTCCGTCGTTCGGAAGGTCCAAGACCTCATGGCGCGGGGCGTTTGACAGGTTCCGGGGACGGTGCTAGCTCGTCCCTCACGGGGATTGTCTGCCCCGTGGTTTCCATTCGTTCGGCAACGGCTCGCTCCTCACAAGCGGGCCGTTGCTGCGTACGCGAAAAAAGTTTCAGATTTGTTTGACGGCTTTTGGAAACGGTGCGCGGTGACTATCAATTCAAGCACTTAAACGACTATGGCATTCTTGAAACAACATTGGGAAGAACCTCCGGGGGCGACCACCGGAACCTACGCTACGCAGTTTGATATTGACGCTTCGACCGTCAACCAGGGCGGAGTCATTAACATCACGGCGACCGGAAACATTCGCATCGACATTCCGACCAACGGCACGGCTGGCCAGCTTATCCGTTACGTGATTACGGCTTCGGGGGGCGCTCGCACCCTGACTCTGGAATCCGGCATCTTGAACGATGGGCTTTACGATTCCGGGGGTGGGGCTGGCGTGATTGCGTCCGGCAAAATTCGCCTCGTTGATTTGCTTTGCACCGACGGAACGGTTTGGGTTGTGGCGCAAGACACCGAATTCAACTGATCCGCATTCAACCAAGAACACTCTAACGAACTACTCCAATGGCTGATCTAGCAGTATCCTACATTCCGAATCACCACACGACCCTGTTCAACCAGAACTTCGGTCATGCGGTCCAGCAGATGGTGAACCGTCTGCGCAATTACGTCACGATTGAGACGGACGAGATCCCCGGCAACGGCAAGCGTTACGATGACCTTGACGCTCGGGACGACATGGAAGCGATGACGGAGCGTGCCGGGGCTACCCGGTTGCGCGACCATACCTCGTCTTCCAGGTGGTTGACGCTGACTCCGTACGACGACGCTTCCGTGGTGGGCAAGTTTGACCCGGCTTTGCTGGGCCGGATTACCAATCCGGCTTCGGACATCGCGAAGAGCATTGACATGGCTCGCAACCGGACGGCGGAAGCTCTCATCCTGGCGGCTCTTCGTGGCACGGTGACGACTGGGGAAACCGGGGGCGGCTCTTCGGCTTTCCCGGCCAGTCAGCAAATCGCGGCCAACTTCTCCTACAACGCCACGACTGGCGCGGAAGAAACCAACGGCGGGCGCATGAGCGTTGACAAGATCCGCAAGGCTCTTCAGTTGCTCGGCACGTCCTACGCGCTTCAAGGCGGGATGGCGTCTCCGAATAGTGAAAAGCCTGTGCTTGCCCTTCGCTCGAAAGACAAGAGCTTGCTCTTCACTGACATCACCTTCACTTCCGGCGACTATTCCAAGTCCATGCCGTACAGTGACGGGGTTATCGAGGAATTCTTCGGGGTGCGCTTGGTGACGACTGAACAAATCGCAATCTCAACTTCGGCCCGGTGCCTCATGTGGTTGCCTTCCGCGATTTACTTCGCAGAGAACAACTGGGCGAGCTACATCGACGTGCGGCCTGACCTGTCCCACGCTATCCAGGTGCGGGTTGAGGGCCGGATGGGCGCGATGCGGCGATATGACGAAAAGGTGGTCGAAATCGCCGTCACCGCGTAACGAATTCCCTTAGAAGTGGTGTTGGGCAGATGGGCGGGCGGCTTGAGGGGGGCTGCTCGCCCATCATTGTTTTAGAGACTTCGCAATAAAATGACTACCACGCAAATCTGCAACCTAGCTCTCGCCAAACTCGGCGCGGAAGCTATCACGTCGCTGGACCAAGTTTCCGTCAACGCGGAACATTGCAGGACACATTTCGACCACGTTAGGCAGCAACTCCTGCGGGCTACTCCCTGGAGTTTCGCGATTCGGAGAGAGGAGACGGCGGCGCTCACGGACCCGGATTTCGGCCCATGGGATCACGCCTATCAGATCCCTACCGGGTGCATCCAGGTGCTGGACGTGAACGATACAGACCCATGGAACACACAGGAGCCACCGTTTGCCATCGAAAACCGCACGATTCTCAGCAACGATGATGAGTGCAAGGTGCGCTACATCTACGACGAGACGGACCCTAACGCCTATCCATCTGATTTCGTGGAAGCGTTCGCGCTACTCCTTGCCTCGCGCATGGCCGGAAGTATCACGGGGAATCTCCTCCTCGGGATGGAATTTGAGGCGAAGGCATTCCGGGAAGTGATTCCACGGGCGGCGGCGGCATCATCCAACGAGTCTCGCGGGACTCGGAACGATAGCGTGTGGGACTCGGACCTTGTTCTTAGCAGGATTTACGGGGGGGCGCGATAATGGGTTACCAACAAGTTTACAGCCTCAATGGAGGGGAAGTCTCCCGGCGTCTTTGGAGTAGGTCAGACATGGCGCGATATTTCGCGAGTGTTGCCACGCTTCAAAACTTCCTGCCCTTGCACTATGGGGGCATCGTTCGACGGCCAGGATTCCAGCACATTGCGGAGTATGATACGGGCGGAATCCGGCTGATCCCGTTTCGCTATTCATCTGACACGACGTTCATCCTGGCCTTCGGGAATCAAACCCTTCGCTTCTACTCGAACGGCGCGGAAGTGCTCGATGAGTTTGACACGACGTACGAGATTCCAACTCCGTACTCGGCGAGTGAGCTTTCTGCTCTTCGATGGGAGCAAGTCAAGGATGAGGTTTTTCTAGTCCATCCGAATTACGCTCCCCGTCGTTTATTCCGCATCGGCGATAACAATTGGACGCTAGGGGAGTGGGGGATTACCTACCAACCGTTTCAGGACGCCAACACGGACACGACTTTGACGGTGACTGCCTCGGGCTTGACTGGGAGCGTGACACTGACGGCAAACTCTGCCCGGTGGAACTCGAACCACGTTGGATCTTACTGGCGGATCGGGCACGTCAGGAGCACGAACGCGCAAGCTAAGGTCATTTCCTCGACGGGCGGGACAACCGGGCTTTTGATCTCGGGCGTTTACACGATTCGGACACTGGGGACGTGGACGGCGACGATTCAGCTAGAGGCTTCGCGGGATAACTCAACCTGGGAGGTTTTGAAATCGTGGACGGGGGCGGATGATTTGAACATCGAACACCGAGGCAGCATTGACGAGCCACTCTACATTCGGGCGAATGTTTCGGCCTACACGTCAGGGACATCGGCGCGGGTGATTATCGAGGCGGATCAGTCCCTTGTGTGGGGCGTTGCGAAGATCACGGCTTTCGGTTCCTCGACTTCGGTAACGGCTACCGTCACGGAAACCCTGCAATCGACGAATGCAACTAGCTACTGGGCGGAAGGCTCGTGGTCGGCAGATAACGGCTACCCGTCGCAAATCGTCCTTCATGATGGGCGGATGACTCTGGCGGCGACTACTCAAGAGCCTTTGACCATGTGGGCGAGTGTCATTGACGATTACCCGAACTTCCGGCAAGTGGCGGGCTATCCTGACTATGCTCTGCAACGGACCTTGTATAGTGCCACGGCGGATCAAATCAATTGGATGACCTCGCGAAACGGGGCGTTGATCGCGGGGACGGCGGGCGACGAGTGGGTGATTCGCAACGCTTCGGACCCCGATACGGCAGTTGCGCAACGCTCATCGGCTTACGGATCGGCGGCGGTTGGGGTGGTGGAGTTGAACGATTCGCTTTTGTTCGTCCAGCGCAGGGGAACGAAAGTCAGGGATTACATTGGCTTGGACGTAAACGACGACCTAGCGCGAGATCCCTATTCGGCGGCGGAGTTGACGCTTGTGGCGGAGCACGTCACGCGCTCGGGAATCGTGCAGCTAGCGGTTTCCCAGCAGCCAGACTCAATCCTATGGTGCGTGACCGAGGACGGCAACCTTGCAAGCCTGACCTATGAGCGAAACCTCGAAGTGATGGGTTGGGCCGTGCATACCACGGACGGGACGATTGAAAGCGTTGCGACCATTCCCGGCGACTACGGGGACGAGGTATGGATTGCCGTGCTTCGGGACGGGACGAGGCGCATTGAGCGGTTGCACCCTACAACGCCAGATGAGGCTCTTGAGGGGGATACAGATGATTGCCTTTACCTCGACGCTGGGAAACTGATTGACCTTGGGACTCCCGGAACGGCAGTCACCGGGCTAGATCACCTAGAGGGGCTAGAGGTTGCGGTTCTAGTGGACGGCGGGGAGCATCCGAATAAGACGGTTGCTAGTGGAGCTATCACGCTAGATCGGAATGGAACGAAGGTTGCCGTAGGGTTGCCTTACACGTCCCTCGTTGAAACGCTTCCGCTTGTAGCGGCAACCAATGCGGGCTCTACCCGGCATCAAATCGGGCGGGCTCATCGCATCATCGTGGATCTATACGAGTCATTCGGCCTAGAGTATGCTGACGCTACGCTATCAACATTGCGGTGGTATCCTCTACAGACCCGGATTTCCGGCGATACGCCAAACGTTCCGCCCCCCTTGGATACAATGCCTGTCATTACTACGTTAGCGGGCAAACACGACAGGCAACCGAGGGTGAAAATTAAGCAAGAAAAGCCCTTGCCAGCTACTATTCTTTCGCTTGCGGTTTCATTCGACTTGACGCAAAGTGATTGATGGGCTTGATAGCGGGAATTGTCTCCGGAGGAGCAAAGGTCTTAGGCGGTATTTTCGGGAACGATTCGGCCAAAGAATCGGCGGCGGCACAAGAGCGGGCGGCGGCTATCCAGCTACAGGCCGCAAAGATCAACAAGGGCATCTACTACAACCAAGCGAAGACGGCTCAGGCGAATGCCAATCACGCTCTTTGGATGGGGAAGTACACTGCCGCCCGGCTACGCTCCCAAGCGGCAATCAACGCGCAACTCTCCACCCTGGAACACACGGAGAACCTTCGAGCGGCGGACATTGTAGAGCAATCGTCTCAGCGGGCTTTGCAGTTTGCAGGGGCGCAGGCTACGCAATTCCGGCGTGAGGCGCAGGACACACTAGATACAGGGGCGGAACGCGGAACGCGAATGTTTCGGGAAGCGTTACAAGCGACGGGGCGGGGTAGGGTGGACGTGGCTCGGGCGGGCTTCGTGGATTCCGGCAGTGAGCTTGACAAGCTAGTGGAGAATGCTTCGCGCATGGAGCTTTCTATCCTCGACAACGCAAAGCAAGCGGCGGGGGAGGCTAGGAGGCTAGAATTCGCCGGGGACGTTGCTCAATACGAGGGCGAGGTTGCAGCGTTTGAGGGCGGGGAGGACGCGAGGCGCATGAGATTCGGCGCGGAAATTTCGAAGTTCATGGCGGACGTGGACGGCTGGAACACGGAACAAGACGCAATCGTTACCCTTGTCGATGCGAAACGCACGTCGAAGAACTACAAGAGCCAAGCCAAAGACCTGAGGCGGCAGGGCGACCTTGCGCTCATGTATGGAATGGCCGATTACGAGGCGACGATGGCGGGGGCGAGCGCAACGAGAACAGAGGGCCGGATGGGGCTACTTTCCTCGATTGCTGGCGGGGTTGATAGCGTGAGTGCATGGCGTGGAAGGTATAACTAACATGGAACGAAGACTGATCCCAATCCCTAACGGTCCATCTGCGGCGCCCGGAGTTGCCGGGATGATGCCTGGGGCGAGCGCTGGACGTGTGCGAGGTGCTGGCGGAATCAACGTCCCTCGCGTCCGGGTGCAATCTCAGGCTCCCGGCGAAATGCGTAGGCTTGGCGGAGTCCTCGTCAACGGTGACGCTCTAGCGGCGGGCGAGATGGGCAAGGCGCGGGCGGAGGCTCGCAAGGGCGCGGCGATTACGCGGGCAATCAACGACGTAGGGGAGGGGATTGGGAACACTCTCAAGCGCATTGTCCTAGCTCGGGAATCGGCTGAGATCATGGAAGCTGATGCGGCGATGAGCCGGGGGTTTGAAACCTACCGTGCTGCATTGCCGGAAGATCCTGCGGATTGGGAAGAGGGATGGTCTGAGAAACTTTCAGAGCTTCGGGAAACCGTTTTCGGCAATGAGAAAATGTCATCGGCTCTCAGGGGCAAGCTCGAAAAGACATTCCAGGCGTTTGAAGCGGAAACGTCCACACGTCTTTCGACGATGGCAATTCGTCAGAATGCGCAACTCGCGAAGGTCAAGGCAAGCTCGGCGTTTGAACAGGCGGTGGAGTTTGAAGACGTGGCGAAGGCTAGGCAAATCGCGGGGGCAATGGTGGCGACGGGAATCCTCGCGCCAGAGCAAGCGGAGGTGATGTTGCAGAAGGCGAGCCAGCAAATTGACCGGGCGCAGTTTAGCCGGGTGATTGACTCGGACCCGTGGAAGGCGGAGGAGATCATGGCGGCGGGAGTCCCGTCTTGGATGAGTCCCGGAGACCAAGACAAGGTTAAGCGAGGCATTGACCTCGCCAAGTCTAGGGCTTTGGCGGAGCAAGCGGAGAGCGTGGAAAACTCACTCGCGGAATATCCTGACATGACGGAGGAGGATTTGACCGCACTCCTCGATTCAACCCGCCTCTCCACCGTGGACAAGCGGAAATTCAAAGAGGAATGGCTCGGGAATAGCGTCCCGGATTTCGAGAAGATGAGCGCGATTCATCGGGAAGCTACGGCATTGACGAAGGACTCCCCGATGGAAGAGCGATGGCAGATGCAACGGAGAATCGCAACGGAGGTTCATCCTGATTACCGGGCGGGATTCCGCCAGATTTTGGGAGCATCAACTGCGGATCATTCGGCGGATGGGCTGGCGGCGAAACGGACCCTTGCAAACTCCTTGCTTACAGAGCGGTTCGACGAACTGGCGGAAAAGATGGGCCTTGACTTTGACGGTGGGCAAGAAGCGGTTGCCAAGTTCGAGACGGCTAGGGCGCTCAATACGTGGTTGGATACCAACCCGGAAGCGTCCCCGGCTGAGATCAACGATTGGTTGACCACTAACGGCTTGTCGAAACCTCCGAAAAGCAAGGCGCAACAAATCGAGCAAGACGACGATGAGCTTGCTCCGGTTGGGAATGAGAAGGGTTGGCGCAGGTATCTTTTCGGGCTATGAAATTCGAAGCAACGGACGACGGTTACGGGTTGGCGCAAGAGCCGGTTTCATGGGCGAAACCTGCCAATTGGCTAGAGATTGCACGCTCCCCGGAGTATCTACAGGCCGCGCCAGAGAAGCGGCTGGAAATCCTCTCGGATCATGCGGACCACTACGCCAATTACATCACTCAGCAGGGGAAACCTCGGGAGGAAGCGCAAGCTAGGGCGCGGGAATTCTTCGAATCCTGGCGCGGGAATGCCATTGATAACGGAGTCAATCCGGTTCGCTCTGCGGTTTCCTCCTTCGCCCTTGGTGGCGCGGGATTGTTTTGGGATTCCGTCAGGGGCGCGGGCGAGCTAATCGAGAACGAAGCGCGGGCCAAGGCTCCCGAAAGGGTAGGGGAGCAAACCCAAAAAGCGATTGCGGCGGAGTATCGGGCGGCAAAGGATGACTTTGCTAGGGCACAACTCGCGATCAAGTACGACTACAAACACGGGATCAGCGTCAGGGAAGAGGACGGCGAAGTAATAGTCGAACCGTTGAAGGAAAACGGAGTCCGGCTAGTGGAGCGGACGCTTGCGGAGAACGTGGGGAAGTATCTCAGCGCATTCGGCGAGTATGGGCAGAAAGACCTAGACACGGCGGAAGCGAAGTGGTTGCGCACAAATCCCCGTTACGTTGAGAGCTTCCTGCTTGGTAAGTTACCAAGTGGCGCGGGGAATGCTTTGGGCTTTATCACCGTTGGAAGACTTGCCGGACCTAGGGGCATGGCGGTAGCCGGTGCGGCGGCTGGCGCTGAAGCGGCTCGCCAATCGGCAGAGGCGCAAGGGGCGAACGAGTTCCAAACGGAACGCTCAATGAAGCTGCAAGCCCTTGTTGGCATGTCCGAGGCTTTCGGTCTTGGTTCCGGCACGGCAACGAAACTATTGCGCAACACGGCAATTGGAGAGGCAGCGCAGGGCGTGGCACTCAAGGCTATCTTCTCGGGCGGATCAGAAGGTTTGCAGGAAGCTACGGCGGGACTTCTGAACGACTTGGTAGAGCTTGGCCTGAAAATCGACCCTGACCGCAACCCTCTGGGCCCAGCTAGGCGCGGCGAAGAGTTCGCCCTAGGCGCAATCCTTGGGGTTGCAATGTCCGGCATGGAACGGTCTGACGCTATCGTGTTGGCAAAGGCCAAGAAAGCCGTCAACGATTTCACGATTGAAACGGCAACGAAGGTTCTCGACGGCTCGCACCCTGCCCTTGCAAGTGCGCAATCGGTGATTGACTCGGAAGCGGCGAGCGACAAACAGAAGGAGGAAGCGAAGCGGTTGATTGAAGAATGGCAGGGCAAAGCTCGGGAGGCTCTTACGGAAGCAACGGCGAGCAATGCGCAGTTGAAGGAAGCGTCCGTCATGCTCGGCGAGGAAGCTGAGACGGAAGAAGCGGGCAGGGAGCTTACCCCATTTGAGAAGGTGGGGATGGGCCCTGAAGATCAGGTTGCCTTACGTGATGCAACTGACGAGGAATTTGCGGAGCATTGGCAAAACGAGCTTTCCACGGATGAAAAGCGGCGGCTTCGCGGAGTGCTGGGCGTGAAGGATAACGCGAATATCAAGACGATTCGCGAAGCGTTCCGCGAGAAGACGAAAGACGTTACCGTTGAACCGGATCTCACGGGAATGGCGCTTCCTGAACTGGTGGCGCATCACGAAGAGCTTTCGAAGAGTAGGGGAGAGGCACCGTCAAGGGTGACGCTCTTCAAGACTTCGCGGGAGCTTTCTGAGGCAATTCCAGAAGCTACACCAGCGGCACGGGAAGCGGGCGCTTCTGCGGTAGCGAAGGACGTTTCCCCGGATGACTTGCAGATTCTTGGCGCAAACTGGCGGGAGCGTGAAGGGCAAATTGAGCGCGGAGCAATCGCAATCGTTGAGGGCAAAACCTCCCCCCTTGTGTTCGCGCGGGAGAAGGCGCAGGAATGGTTTCGCGTTGCGAACGATTCCGGGACGTTCACCATTTCGGAGTTGCGTGAGGCTCGGGCGGAAATCGAGAAGTTTGCGGGTGAAGCTGACACTCACGCGGAGACGGACGAGGGCTTGATTGAATGGGCTTCTGATTACGCGGTTGACTACTTGGCCGGAAAGGCTCCGGCTGCAAAGAGCCTCCCGGCGAAGGTTCGCGAATTCTTCGCGCGGCTTGGGGAATACATGAGTGAAATGGTTTCTCGGGCAATCCGGCTAGAGCGTGCGATCAAGGCGGGAGCGGTGACTCCCCGGTTTGAATCTGCTTTGGCGCAAGCCTCGGGACTGGAGGGCGGAAAGTATGATCCGTACGCGGGACTCTCGGCTGGTGAAGCGGCTGACCTTGGCAAGATGCTGGCGGACCCGGCAAAGGCTGACGATTACCTTGCGGAGAACGATGTAAGCGACTCCGTTGTGGAACGGTTCGCGGACTCTCAGCGGAGAGGGGATGGGGAGGGGAAGATTCGCGGGCCGTTGTTCACGATGGGCAGACCCTCCGCCGAATGGCTTAGGGAAGACGCCAAACGACAGGGTCCATGGCTACTTGCGAAGGCTCGGGAATTAGGCTATCAAACGTCAGAGGAATTTATCAATGGAAACTTCGAACGATTCTCAGAACTCGCCGCCGAATGGCGAGAAGCAAACCCTTTCCCAAATCCTAGAGCAAATGACGGAGGAGGAGCGGAGGGCTTACGAGGCGATGAAGGCGGCGGAAGCGGGAGAGGCGACGTCCAAGGAGTAAACTACACCCTCGGGCGCAAGGCTAAGGCTCCCCGTGTGACTCGGGAGACGTTGCGCGAGCATCGGGAAGAGCTTGCGGAGTTAGAGCGGGAGGCTAGGAAAGACAGGGGCACGGCACGTCCAGCGACGGAAATGGCGCGACGGCTCAAGCTGATTGAGCAAGTGCGGACCTTGGAACGGATCGTTTCCGCTATGCCCAAAGAGTTGCGCGGGCAGATGGGCGGATGGGCTAAGCTCGTCAAGACAGGGACGCCAAAGAAGCGAGCGGAACGGCTTGAGCGAGCGACGGAAAAGGCTTCTAGATTGCTTGAGAAACACGCAAAGAACATTCTTCTACTCGACGCTGACAAGCTCTTCGCAATCGGCAAGGTTAGACTGGACGCGAAGAGGCGGACTAAAGGCTTCGGGCCGGAAGTGATGGCGGAGCTTGCCAACATTGAGAAGGTTGCGAACATGTCAGGCGAGGCTGTAGCCGAAAGGCTGGCGACCCTAACCGTTTCCGTTGACACTATCACGGACCCGGAGGAACACGCTACGGCATCGGCGGAAATGCTCCACCTTCTCCGGTTCGGGAACTTGGAAGGGCGCAACGCTGACGAGCTATTCCAGGCAGTTGATGACATTCGCGGGCTGATCGAGGAAGGGAAGCTGGCCTGGAAGGCGGCGGACGAAACACGGTTGCAGGAAGAGGCGGACCAACGCGGGCGCATCATCAAGGGCAGCATTGAGGGAGGGCAAGGGTGGCGCGACTCTAGCCAAGGCACAACGGCAGAGGACGAGAAAGGGACGCTTCGCCGTGCCCTGGAAAACCTCGGGATCGGAAACCTTGATTGGAGTTACCTTCTCAACCGGATCTCTCGGGCGGATACCGCTACCGGGCATATGGGAAGCGAGCTTGTTAGTTGGGGCACTCGACTCGTCCACCGTGCGACTCGCGTAATGGAACGGACGCAGGCGCGGGCGGAAACGGAACTTGCGGAATTCCTCGCAGGGGTTTCCGGCATTGATACCACAAAGAGACGCTGGAAGTTCCAGCTAAAGCGGGCATGGGCGAAGTTTGACGAGCATCAAGACACAGGGATTGAACGGCTGGAGATTCCGGCAGAGGCTAGGTTGAAGCGGGATATTCCCCTTGTGACGGCTCGCGGGTTGCGTAGTGGCGCAATCAAGCGGGAAGAGGGCGGATTCACTGAGGGGCAGGAACGGGCGATTCTTGAGGCTCTTGACGACCACGACTCCGCGATTGCGGCGGCGGAGTCTAGCGTGGCAGAAGCCAAGGCAGAACATGAAGCGGCGCTAACGGAGGGGCGTTCACAAGAAGAGCTTGTTGAGTTGCTTAAAATCCAGCGGGGGCAAGAGGCGAAACTTCGCGGGCTGAGAGCCAGGAAGAGCTTGCAGGGCGTCGATCTTACGGATCTCACCAAGGCTCGCATGGTTCCGCAACGGTTAAGCCAGTCCCAAGCCGTGCGGATCACGATGAGCTACCGGCAAGAGGACGTGAGACCCATCATGGAATACCATGGCTATGATGAGCGGTTCATGGCTGAGCTAGAGGCTTGGTTGACTCCAGAGGCGAAGGCGTTGCGCGACTTCCTGACGGAGAAATATGAATCAGGTTACGACGCTTTGAACGAGGTTTACCGGCGCATATATGGGGCGGACCTTCCCAAGATTCGGAATTACACTCCGATGAGCTACTTTCACGCCAACCAGAAACCCGGCATGGAATTTGGGTCGGACGTGCAAGGCGGCGGCTCGCTTTCTCCCGGCTTCACCTTCTCGCGTCTTCCAACCCATCGGGCGGAACCGAATTTCGAGGTTGGCGCATTGGCGACCTACACTCGTCACGTCGCGCAACAAGCTCACTTCATCGCCTTCGCTTCCCCGGTGAGGGAGCTTCGCGCAACCCTCGGGCATCGGGACAGCCAGCAAGCGATTACTCGATATTACGGGAAAGGGCTGAACAAAGCCGTTCAAGACTTCCTGCAATACTTCGCGGATCGCGGAAACAAGACGGCCAGGGTGGTTCCGATCGTTGACAGGCTAAGACGTAACACAGTCTTCGCCGGACTTGCAGGGAACTGGACGCAGATTTTCAAGCAACCAACGGGAGCCTTTGCCTACCTCTACGGAATCCCAGCGGCAGACTTCGCGAAGTATCAGGCCGAATTCCTGCGCAACCCGCGCAAGGCATGGGCTGAGATGCGCAAGATTCCCTTTGTTCAGGAACGCTATGAGGGCGGCGGAGAACGTGACATCATGGCGATTCTTAGCGGGAGCCTTGACCGGAAACCGGGCGGAGAGGTGGAAATGCCTTCCCGTGTTTCCGAGGCTTTGACGGCTGGAATGTGGTTCGTTCGGGCTGGGGATCTCGTCTCTACCGTGGTTGGCGGTTATGCTGCCTACCGGCACGGGCAAGAGACGGCTCTTCGGAACGGCGCGACGGAAGCGGAGGCGCACGAAGAAGGCGTTTACGCGCTCGAATCCATGACGGAGCTTTACCAGACTGGCGGCAACGTGAAGGACATGAGCCCGAATGAAATGGGCTCTAGCTGGGAACGGCTCTTCACGACGTTTCTCGGGAACGCTCGAAAGTATTACTTGGCGACCTGGGAAGCGGTTGGCGACGTGCAAGCGGGACGGGCGGACGCTAAGAAGGAACTCGCGAAGCGCATCATCATCGGACATATCATCCTCCCGGCATTGTGGCAAACGGCGGTTGCCTCTCTCAAGCTCTTGACCGGCGACGATGATGACCGGGAAGAGGCTTTGAACCCCCGCAACTGGGGCGTTGCCATGACGCTTGGACCGCTTTCCGGCATCTACGTTTTCGGTCAATTCCTTGACCTCGGCATACGGGAGCTATGGGGAGTCCCGGCGTTTTCCAAGCCAATGCCAATCGTCGCGGAGGGGCAGAAACTTTTCCGAGAAGGCAGGCAATTGCTGGAAGCTGCGGCGGACGGAATCACCGTGGAAGACGTGGCAAAATTCACGAACGATCTTACGCGGGCCGTCTCACGCTTCACGGGCGGCGCGGCCTTGCTCTATGATGCGGCGGCAAGGACTATGGGGAGCCTTGGCCTTGACGATAACGTGGACGACGCTCTAGTTGCCACGACCAAGGAGGGGAGGGCGAAGCTGGCGGCGGATCGGGCGGAAGAAACGTTCGAGAAAACCAGGGAGCCGAAAGAGAAGAAGGCGGAGGACTCCAAGGAAATCCGCAAGCTGCGGGGGCTAGGCGTTGCCTCTGGTGCGCGGAAAGCCTACATGGATGAACTCCTCAAGGGCTTGTCCGATGAGGAGAAGCGGGCGAAGCGGGCGGAATGGCGGCGGGCTGGGGTGCTCTAGCGCCCCTTCGCCTTGTCGATCCATCGGCGAACCGTGAAGGCGACTAGCCCGAATGTGATGTTGATTGCCTGGAGGACGATGATTCCGGCAATGCCTAGCAGGATATAGCGGACGGTTTCCATGGTGTTCGTTTGTTCGTCAGGCTGAACATCTGTCGATTTTTCTAAGGATTTTCGACAGGTGGCATCCTAAAGGTTCACTAAACCGACACTTCTCGTTTGTTCCACGGGGAACTTGTAAGGATTGCTTTACAGTTGCCGTGTTTCAATTTTCCGGCGAAGTTGACGTAATGCCGATCCGCCCAGAAAACAAGTCTCGCTATCCAAAAGACTGGGCTGCTCGCTCGCGGTTTGTACGCTTCTACCGGGCACGTAATCGTTGCGAGTGGTGCGGGTGCGAAAATTACCAGCCTCATCCGATCACAGGCTCTAAAGTTGTGCTGACTGTTGCGCACGTCCACGACGACAGGCCCGAATCGTCCAGCCTTCTAAATCTCGCGGCACTCTGTCAACGTTGCCACAACCGGCACGACATGCGAGCGCGAGCGCAAAGGCGCAAGGAACGGATAGAGGTTGGGCAGATGCAACTTTTCCCGCTTCCCTCTCACTCCTGAGAGGATCGCGAGGGGTTTGAACTCCGAACGTTTGGGGCAGGACTCCGAACGTTTGGCGTAAAATCCCGCCCAAAATCGAGGCGAAACGCACGAAATGAAGGGGCAATGCATGATTTTCAAGATTACCCGATATTCACGAGACCGTCAACCGCCGATAAACCGCCGTATAACGTCCTATCTACTACAAACCATGGCCCATTCCGTTAGGCTTTCGAACGCAGAGAGCGACTTCATGCACATAAACTTCTCCCGCAACCTCAGCGAGTTACGCATTACGGATGGCGGATTGCAAAACTCCAAGCAAATAAAGGCTCGCAAGTTCGAACCTTGCACCGCGCATTTTTCTCCACTCTCCCTGAGAATCCGCCACAACTCCCTCCTCTCCGGGGAATTATCAAACGTGAGCGATTCCGCGCATTATTGAGAATATAGGACATCCGCCGAAAAACCGCCAAACGAGGCTTGCGAAACCGTCGAACTACTGTAATCGTTTGGCAGGAAACGACCATGGACCTCACCGAATCCGCGAAAATCATTGACTCCCTCTCGGGAATCATCGCCCGTCAGGCTGACGCATTGCACCGGCTGAACGTCGAATGCAGGACGCTCACGGAAAGGCTCTTTGACGCAGAGGCGGCGAATAGCGGGCTTCGTTGGCGGCTCTCGATTGCGGAACTCGCGCCGATTGTCTGGAGGCCGTTGGCTTGGTTCGAGCGAATGATGGGGCGGCTAGTGGGGTGAGTGCCACGAACAAAAAAGATGAGCCACCGCGAGCCGCTTCTAGCTCGCACGAGAAATGTGCAAAATGAAAGCAAAACGTCGCAGTTGCGCTCCATGGTCTGGTTCTGCCTTTTTGAACTGGTTCTACGCGCAAGCCGGAAAGCCGATAATGAATGAGGTGCAATATCTGAAACTGAGACACGAAACAATCCCGTCGCTACGAAGAAAACTCGCCGAAGCGGAATCAAATCTGGCCGAGATGGACAGATACCACACAGCGCAGCAATACGCGCTCTATGCGTGGACGAGTAGGCCGAACACCGAAGCGCAGGCACCCGAATGAGCGACGAACCTACTCCAGAGACCGCCAATGAGGGTTGCCTGCCGCGCCTTGTTCGGCTTTTGGATGAGATGCGGGCCGAGCAGGCGAAGTATAAGGGCTGGGTTTCTGAATGCGAAGAAGCTGGCGGCTCACTCACG